CGAGCAGATGGTGGATCGGGGCGGCCCCGTGCGGGGCTGGATCACGCACAGCTCCACCTCGGCGATCTGGGACGCGTCGGCCGGCGACAGGCTCTCGAGAGCGCCGAGGGCATAGCCGCCGAGCTGCCAGTTGAGCCGGCCGTCGTCGCGTCTGATCGCGACATGGTGCCCGATGCCGCTCTTGAAATCGCCCACCCACAGTTTCGGGGGTGAAACAATGACCGCATCGGCCGTGCCCCAGAACAATTCGTGCAGGCTCAGACGGAACGCCTGCTCGACCAGCAGCCTGCCGCCGAGCTGACCATGTTTCGCGCGCACCACGTCGAGGTAGTCACGCACCAGATCAGCGCCATCAGGGTCGTCGGGGATGGTGTCCTCGGCCTTGAGGCTCTCGGTCAGGCAGGCGGCGGCGACGGCGTGCAGCTCGGTTCCGCGCCGCGCGTAGCCGCTGCCTGGGTCGACCCGGCCGGCCTCCATTCGCATCGAGCCAGGACAGTTCGCCCGGCGCTCAAAGACGGACATGCCGATCGGGGAGTGGCCGACGGGCTTGTCCATCAGCCGCCGGCCGCCAGGATCGCGTCCTCGCAGGCCTGTTTGATCGCCGGCCATGTGTCGGGCGGGCACTCGACCAACCGGGCGAAGCCGCCGACCGCTTTCAACATGTCGGTGACCCCCTTGACCTTGTCGTGATGCACCGCCGCCATCTTGCTCAACAGCGGCCGCAGCTCCTCCTCCGGCGGGATCTGGAGCGTGGGCGCCAGAACGGGCGCTGGTGCCGGGGCCGGGGCCGGGTTGGCGGCGGCCACGGCAGCCGGCTCCTGAGCCGGGCTGGCCCGCCCGTTGACCTCTCGCGCGGCGCGGGTCGCCCGGGCGGATCGTGGCGCCGGCTGGTTAGCCGCCGTCTCTGGATGGCCAGTCGCCAGCGGTGCCATCTCGGCGACGGCGATCAGCGGCGGCGCCTCGGTACCCCGGCCCATCGAGCGCGCCAGCAGCGCGGCGAGGTCGTCCATTGATAGCGTGATCGAGAACGTGGTGGTGATCGCGTCGCTCATGCGGCGGCTCCCAGGAGTTGATCGATGGTGGTTCGTTTGCGCCGGATCACTTCGGCGACCCTGGCGTCGATGCTGTTCGCGACGGCCAGCATCGAGACGTGGACGGGCCGCTGCTGGCCGGCGCGGTAGAGCCGCGCGATGGCCTGATCGACGGCGGCGGGTGTCCAGTCGGTCTCGAGGAAAAGGGCGCGACGAGCCGCCTGCAGGTTCAACCCAAAGCCGGCCACGCGGGTGGAGGCGACCAGCACGCGGGCGTGGCCGGAGGTGAAGGCACGCAAGTGGCGCTCGCGATCGGCCGGGCTGGTAGACCCGTTGAGCAGGCGCGCCTCGTGGCGCGCGCAGGCCTCGGCGATGAAGCGCAGCGCCTCGACATGGACGCCAAACACCACGATCCGATCAGCGCCGCCGTCCAGTTCGGATCTGACGAGGTCCACGCAGGCCCGCGCCTTGGCCATCGCGGTCACCCGGCGGGTGGATGCCAACGGCAGCAGCATCGCTTGCAGCCGTTGCCATTCGCTCTCGTCGCCGCCCTCGATCTGGGTGACGACCACATGCAGTTCGTGCCGCTGCTCGTCGGTCATCGAGGCCTCGATCGCCGCCCGATCACGGGCACTGATCTCCACCGGGATCTGGTCGACCAACAGCGGCGGCAGCTCGGTGACATCGGCCAGTGTCAGACGCGAGGCGCAGACGGCGAGGACGCGGCGCAGCTCGGGCAAATTGCGCGCGCCGACGACCACCGGGCCGAATGATTTGTTGATGGTCACGCAATAGTGGTCGGTGAAATCCTGTCTGCGGAGCAGCCCGGGGATCAGACGCGGCATCAGCCGGGACAGATGGCCGTGCAGCTCGTCGGGGTGTGACAGCACCGGCGTGCCGGTGGCGATCCACACCCGTTCGCAGTGGCGGAACAGGGCGCCCGGGCTGTCGGCCCGGGCGCCATAAAAGGCGCGGGTGCGGACGGTGCTGGAGTGGCCGAAGGCGTGGCCCTCGTCGGCCACGCAGCTCGCCCAGGTCACGCTGATGAGCTGGCGCCAGATCTCGACGCGCCGCATCAGATCGTAAGAGAGGATCACCACGTCGGCCGATCGGTCCAGCCGATCGCGGCCGGTGCGGATGTGCTGGATCGTCACCCCGGGACGCCAGCGCCGGATCTCCTCGATGCTCTGCGGGATGATCACCGCCGGCGAAAGCCACAACTGACGGCCGCCGACGATGTCGCCGGCGACGACGAGCGCGGCGGTTTTGCCGACGCCCGGCTCCCACAGGAGGAGGTAGTGGCCGATCGCCAGATCCGTCAGCACGGCACGCTGGTGCGCCCACAGGCTCACCACCGCGCGTCGTCCAGCGCCAGTTCCGGCTGCCGGGCGCGGCCGGCGGCGACCATGCCGTCCACGGTTTCGCGCAGGATCAGGATGCGCCGGCTGATGCGGATGTGCGGCAGCGCGCCCGTCTCACAGTATTGATAGGTCGTGCGAAGCGGCAGCCCCAAAGCGCGGGCGGCCTCGCGAACGGTCATCGTCTCGGCGGCATCGTGCGGCACGGCGCGGCGCTCCCGGCCTGGGCCGAGAAGAATGCAACCAGTGCAATCAGGGGGATATACTGAAACCGACCTATGTGCGGAACCGTGCAATGCGTGCGGGATTACAGCCTGTAGTGTGTTGTTCTTGTGTTGTGCGATCCATGCGACCAGTGCAGGGTCATGGACCAACAGGGTGACCCGGGGAGCAGCGGTTAATGCGGCTACCAAACCACTTGCTGGATTTCGGCCTGCTGCCCGACGGCGAACCGTGAGGTGGCGCCCCGTCGCAGGACGCTGTCCGACGCCGAGAAGACGCTCCTGCTGGCGGCCGCGCACGGCCACTGGGCCGGCGGGGCGATCCGCTGGATGCTGACGACCGGCGACGACCGCGAAACGGTCTGCGCGCTGCGCTGGGGCGATCTGGACGGGATCGGCGACGCGCACCCGATGGCGGCCGAGATGCGGGTCCGACGCGAGCAGGCCGTGGCGGTCGCCGCCAGGCTGGGCCGCGACATCGCCACGATGCCGGTGTTCCCCAATTTCCAGGGAAGGGTGATGAACCCGAAGACGTTCGCCGACCTGGTGCGCGATCTGATCCGAAAGCAAAATGGAGAAGCAGGAGGAGCGGAATGACCTCACCTGAAAAAGACCCATGGGCCGACGAGCCGACCATCGTCATTAACGGCACCCGGCTGACGACGTCGCAGGCAATGCTGGTCCGCGTGGCGCTGGGCAGTTTCGCGCTGTCGCTGCGTTCAGGCCTGGGCGACGACCTTCACGGCAAGCGGATGACGTCGGCATTCCTCTCGCTGCTCGGCGATCTCACCCGATTGATGGAAACGGCTGATGGCCCTCGGTCCCGGTAAATACGACGCCCAGGCCTCGGCTGCCTGAACAGCCACGCGTGCCACCGGGGTCGTCCTGATCGTCCTCGACGGCGCGAAGGGCTCCGGCTTCTCCGTCCAGGCCCCGGCTGGCGTCGCGCTCCAGCTGCCCGCGCTGTTACGGATGGTGGCCGACCAGATCGAAAAGGACACGCCGGCCGACAAATGACCACGCTCGAGATCCTGACGGAAGTCGAGGGCCTGCTGCCGCCGCCGCTGGCCCTGGCCGTCAATCTCGCCCGCGCGTGGATCTCGTGGCGGCGCCACCGGCGCATGCTGACGCCGCCGCATTCGCTGGAGCGGCTCGAGGGCAAGGTGGAAGCATCCGCCGACAGCCCGCCTTGGTATCGCGGCACCGATTGATCCATGCTCGCCGGCTCATCTCACCGGGAGTTGAAACAGTGTCACCCGCCGCATCCGTCCCGTTGCCCGATCCCCCGCGTCCTCCCACCGACCGGAGGGCCAGGGGTATCGGGCTGCACGGCGTTCCGGCGTTCGCCGCCATGCTGGCCCAGGTCCGCTGGTGCGTGTGGTCGTGGCGCCTCGTCAGCCGCCGCGACGGCACGGCGTCGTGGACCAAGCACCCGCACGTTCCCGGCTCGCCGGCGTCGATCCGCTCCAACAGCCCGCGCGGCGCCACGACCTACGATCGGGCCGAGCGGGCGGTCCTCGAGGGCGAGGCCGACGGGGTTGGGTGGCTGTTGCTGGGTGATCTGGAGCGGGTCTGGCTCGACGGCGACAAATGCCGCGACCCCGCCACCGGCGATCTGGCGCCGTGGGCCTGGGATCTGATCGAGCGGTGCCCCGGCGCTTATGTCGAGGTGACCCCGTCCGGCACCGGCATCCGCATCATGGGAAAAGCGGGGCTGGACGTGCCGATGCAGGCGCGGGTGTCGATGGCCGGCGAGCCGGGCGCGCATGAGCGCGCCGCGCTCGAGGTGTTTTTCGCCTGTTCGCGGTTCGTCACGGTCACCGGGTGGACCAGTGGCGCGGCCGGCGAGGGTGATGGCGACATCGGCATGGAGGCGCTGCGGCTGTGGGAGCTGGGCGAGGCGCGGCGCCTCGCGCGGGCGAGGGTGAGGGACGACGGCATCGCGCTTCGGAGCGCGCGCGCCGGCCCGGGACGGACCCGCACGGCGCCGCTCGAGGACATCGTGGCCGCGCTCGGCGTGATCGCGAACGATTGCGAGCACTGGGACGAGTGGACGCGCATCGGCATGGCCGCGCACGCGGCCTCGGGCGGCGCTGAGGCCGCCTACGAGGCCTGGGTGGGCTGGAGCGGGAAATGCGAGGCCAAGCACGACGAGGAAGCCTGCCGGGAGCGGTGGGACCACTGGGCGCGCTCACCGGCGGATGACCTTGGCTTTGGCACGCTGGCGTGGCTGGCGCGCGAGGTTGACCCGTCGTGGAGGCCGCCGTCGCGGGCGAACGTGGATGGCGATTTCGACGTGGTCGAGGAGGCGCGGGCGATCGGTGGGGCCGAGCCGGGAAAAGATGGGGAGGCCGCCGGGGCGGCCGGAGGCGGTGACCCGTTCGTCCTGCTGCTGGCGCGCATAAGGTATGTGAGGGCGCCACGCGGTTGGCTCGATCGCGACGGCGTGCTGCTGGACGACCAGCAAATGTGCGCCGAGGCCGCCGCGCTGCGGGTGTCGAAGTATATGACGCGCGGCGCCAAGGGGCTGGTGGCGCGGCTGCTGCACCCCGACAGCGGGCTGCGGCGGGCGGCCGGGCTGACGATGCGGCCGGGGGCCGGGGAGTTGGTCGAGGAGGACGGGCGGCCGATGGCCAATACGTGGCGGCCCTCGAGCGTGGTGCCGCTGGCGGGGGCCAGCGACGACGACGTGGCGCCGTGGCTCGAGCACGCGCGGCTGCTCATACCGGACGCGGCCGACCGCGAGCGGGTGCTGGATCGGCTGGCGTGGATACTTCAGAACCCCGGCCGCAAGGTCGGCAGCATGCTGGTGCTGCTGGGGCCGCAGGGCGCCGGCAAGGACAGCTTCCTGCTGCCGTTCCTGCTGGCGATCGGCGCGCACAATGTCGGGCAGGTGAGCGGGAGCGCGGTCGGCGGGTCGTTCAACGGCTACCTGCGGCACCAGATCCTGCTGATCAACGAGATGCCGCCGGCGCACAAGCGCGACAGCTACGAGACGATCAAGGGGTGGATCACCACGCCGCCCGACCAGATCCCGATCAATCAAAAGGGGATCGAGGTCTACATGATCCCCAACGTGGTCTGTGTGTTCATCACCAGCAATCACCCGGGCGCCATCGCGCTGGCCGAGGACGATCGGCGGGGCGATATCGTGGCGACGGCGTTCGTCGCGCACGGCTCGACCATCGAAGGCGTGATGTATTGGACCCGGCTGCACCAATGGATCGCGCGGGACGGTGCCGCCGCCGTCGCCGGATGGCTGCTGGCGCGCGATGTCTCGCGGTTCAATCCGGCGGCCGCGCCGCCGATCACGGCGGCCAAGCGCGAGATGACCAGACTCGGCTCGCACCCGGCGGTGATCTGGGTCACCGAGCTGTGGGGGAACCCAGGCCGGCCGCTGCACGATCGCGAGCTGGTGACCGCCGAGGAGATCCTCGCCAAGGGGCAGGCGGGCCTGTGGGGGGCGGGCAATGCCATCGCGCGCGGCATCGTCGGGGCGCACGTCGTCCAGGGGCTGCGGCTCTGTCCAGAGAGGTGGACACACACTGACCAACGGGTCGTGGACGGGGATGGGCGGCCGCGATTGTGGGCGCTGCCCGGGCGCTGGCACGTTCTTGGACAGCTATCGTCCAGTGGATTAGAGCGTCGTCTGTCCGAAGACAGAAAGAGGAATATAGCCCAAGACTTCTGAAATACCATGCGAAGGATGCGATGCGTGTGGATACGTGCGAGTAGTGCAATGCACGCGTTGCATTCTGTCCAGCTGTCCAGCTGTCCACTAAATTGAGGAAATTTTACAGGTAAAGAAAAGTGGTGGTTGCGGCGTGCGGCAGCGGGCAGCGGCGTGTGTGCGGGGAAAAAAGTTGAAACCTCTGTCCAGCTGTCCAAGGAGCGGGAATGGCAACGATTTTGGGGATTGATCCAGGGCTGCACGGAGCGGTGGCGCTGCTGCGTGTGAACCCTGAAACAGGCACGGCCCGGCTGTCGTGGCTGTGGGATGTCACGGCCGAGGTGGCGCTCGCGGCGAGAGGCGCGGATCTCGTCGTGATGGAGGCGCAGCGCGCCAGCCCTCAGATGGGAGTGGCCTCGGCGTTCAGTTTGGGTGAGAGCGTCGGGGTGGTGACTGGCGCGCTGGAGGCGACCGGGCAGTCGGCGTATCGCGTGGAGCCGGCGGTCTGGCGCGGCGCGTTCGGGCTGACGAGCAAGCAGGACGGTGTCGCCATGGCGCGAAAGGTGATCGGCGAGCCGACGCGGGCGCTACGGCATGACGAGGCGGACGCCATCCTGCTGGCATGGTGGGGTTGGCGAACGGTGCTGTGCGGGAACGGATGAGCAACCGCGTGGAGCATTGCGTGGAGCGGCGGGTCTGGCGTGGAGCATTGCGTGGAGCGGTAGAGCTTGACGTGGATCGAAGAGGGGGCAATACAGGCGGGTGTGGACGCCGAGGCCCTCCTTTCGCCGGACTGCGGACGCGATGCCGCGCCTTCCCTCACCTGGGCGGTGGCGCACACCCATCCCAATCGTGAGGCGTGGGCCGCCGATAATCTCGGACGCGCCGGATACGTCCCGTATTTCCCTACCCATGCCGTGTTGACGGGCGCTCCACCCCGGCTCACGCACCGGCCGTTGTTCCGGTCTTACGTGTTCATCGGCCTCGAGCCGGGGCAGGGCTGGGTCGCCGCCCGTTACGTCGGCGGGGTGCGTAAGCTCTGCATGGCGGGTGATCGTCCCAACCGCGTGCCGCGCGGCGCCGTGGAGGCGCTCCAGGCGACGGAGGGGGCGCGCCGCGCCCCGCCGTTGGCGGGGAGTGTCTGGCCGCCAGGGACGGCGTGCGGGCTCGGCAACGGCTCCCCGCTCGATGGGATTGACGCGGTTGTGCGATCGGTCGATGGAGACAACTGTAGCGTGCAAGTTCTGATGTTCGGTGAACTCAGGGATGTGAATGTGAAGGTCAAGTGCTTGGTTTTGAGACGTTATCATTGACCACATATTTGCGCTTAATTAAATCTCGGAAAATGTGATGTCGGCTCACGTCAATCTCAACCCTGTTCCAGACGGCGTTAAGCGCGGCCGTGGTCGCCCAAAGGGCTCGCTTAACCGTGAAACGGCCGACATCAAGGCGATGGTCGTTGGTGCGTTGAATGATGTTGGGGGCCGAAAATACCTTGCGGCACGGGCACTTGACTGCCCCGTGGCCTTCATGGGGCTGCTGGGCCGCATCCTGCCGCTGCAGGTCACCGGCAAGGATGGTGAGGGGCTGGCGATCGACTTTCGCTGGGCGGAGCAGGCGCCATCGCCACCGACAATCGAGAGTGAGGTCGTTCGCCAGATAGAACAAAAAGTCGAGGATATGGCTGCATCGTTTGAAAACGATGATAAAGAATTGGTTTTCGAGCCATATTCAAACGAGGACCGGGTTTTCAGGCGTCGGTAAGGCGGCGGGCGGATATCTCATCCGCCAATATGGCTTATTATCTAATTGAATACATTGAGATTTTCTCTGGTAGTTAAAACTCTACCCCCAATTCTACCCCCAGGTCTGGTGATGAAGGTACCCCCGGTGGTGTCGCCAGGCATGGCGCCGGCCACCCGGCCGGCACCCCCCGGGGGGCATGGGCACTCGGCCTCGCGCCAGGGCAGCCGTCCCCCTCCTCCACCCACATTCCTCCCCCAAATCAATCATTCCGATTTGATAACCACCACATTCCACCCCCAAACCGACCGTTTCGATATCGTAATTCACGCACCTGTCGCGCACACCGCACTCCTCGCAGCCTTTGCATTCTTCGCACTCCCAACACCGTTCGCACACATCGCACAGGCCGCATTCACACACATCGCACCTGTCGCACCTGTCACACTTTTCGCACTCCTCGCATGACAGAACGTAAGAATATCACCGTCCCGTTCGCGCCGCGCCCCTGGCAAAAGGCGCTGCTGAGTGACCGCGCGAAGCGCATCGTTGCCGTCGTGCACCGGCGCGCCGGCAAGAGCACCGCGCTGATGTGGATGGGCATCCGGCGCGCCGTCACCACCCGAGGCGCCCGCGTCGTGCACATCCTGCCCTACGGCGTCATGTGGCAGCGCACCGGCCTGTGGGACGAGCTGACGGCGGCCGCCGAGGCGATCCCCGGCGCGGTGATCCGGCGCGGCGAGTTGTCGGTGCGGTTTCCCAACGACTCGGTGTTCCAGTGCGGTGGCGCTGACAACCCCGATAGCTGGCGTGGCGGCGGCGCGGATTTGTGCGTGGTCGACGAGTTCGATGACACGCCGCCCTCCCTCGTCCCTTTGGTGATCGAGCCGATGCTGGCCGACCGGGGCGGTACCCTCGTCAGATCCGGCACGCCGAAAGGTAATGGGCTGCTGCGGGCCGCCTACGACCGGGCCAGGACCACCCCGGGCCACTCGGTCTATCTGCTCGACCACGCCGCCACCGGCGCGCTGCCGCCCGAGGCGATCGATCGCCTCAAGGCCGAAATGACCGAGGAAGAGTTCGATCAGGAGATGAACTGCTCGTTCGCGGCGCCCAACAGCGGCTCCTATTACGGCCGCCTCATGGACGCCGCCGACCGTGACGGCCGCGTGACGAATGTGCCGCACGACCCGATCCTCAAGGTCTGGACCGCCTGGGATCTTGGTATCGACGACAGCACCGCGATCTGGTTTCTGCAGATCTCGAAAGGCGGCGAGTGGCGGCTGATTGATTACATCGAGGACAGCGGCGCCGGTCTCGATCATTACGTCCGCCTGCTTCGTGCGAAACCATACGTTTATGAACGCCACATCCTGCCGCACGATGTCCAGGCGCGTGAACTCGGCAGCGGCAAATCCCGTCTCGAGACGCTGCATGGCCTCGGCGTTCGCCCCACCCGCGTGGTCCGTCAGCACGCGGTGGCCGACGGCGTCAACGCGGTGCGGATGGTCCTCCCGAAATGTTGGTTCGATGCCGAAAAGACTCAAAAAGGCATCCACGCGTTGCGGCATTATAAACGCGAGTGGAACGAGAGCGCCCAGGCGTGGCGCTCCTCCCCGGTGCATGATCATGCGTCCCACGGCGCCGACGCCGCCCGCTACCTCGCCCTCGGCGTGCGCGAGGCGACCCCGACCGACGACGCCATCGTCACCCGCCAGTTCCCCGCCGCGCGTGATCTCATCGAGCGGATCAACGCGGGGGCCGGCACCGGCTGGATGGCGGTTTGAACCACCAACAAGGAGTGAGCGCGATGGCCACGCATCCCGAGCCGCATCACGATGCCAAAACGGAAACCCCGGCGCCGCATGCCGCTCCGAAGGCCGTCGCCGCCCCGAAGGACACAGCCGCCCTCGCCCAGGAGATGTTGCTCCTGCTCACGGCGGACTGGCTCAACAACGACCGCACCCATCAGGCCCGCATCGCCGCCCTCCTGGCCGATGTCACCGCGACCCTGGCGCCCCCGGTCAACCGCGATGTTCCCTATGTCTCGCAATCAGGCGCCACCCTCAACTGCACCATGGGCAACTGGGATGGCGAGCCGACTTCCTACGCCTATGCGTGGCACGATGATGGGGTTGCCAACGGCGCCACGGGCGCGACCTACACGACCAAAGCCGAGGACAGCGGCCATGGGTTGGCTTGCGTGGTGACCGCGACCAACGCGCTCGGCTCGACCGTGGCGCCCATGAGCAATACGGTGGTCGTGGCGTAATACGTAATGCGTAACTGCGTAATACGTAAGTCGTAATCAGTGGCTGTCTCCGATCCGACCATGGACGTGCCGACCCCCACGGGCGTCCTCCAGGGCGTGGCCGCGTTCGACTGGGATGGCGCTGTCTGGCAGCCGACAGGCCGCGCCGGCCCCCGCGTGGCCACGCCCACCGGCAACCTCCAGGGCGTCGCGGCGTTCGCCGGCGCGCCGCCCCAGCCCGCCGGCCGCGCCGGCCCGTCCGTCGCCACCCCCACCGGCGTGCTGGACGGCGTGGCGGTCTACACATGGTCCGGTTCCCAGTGGACGCCACCAGGCGGCGCCCCGGCCCTGGCCACGCCCTCTGGCGCTCTCCGGGGCGTCGCGGCGTTCGATTGGGACGGCACCCAATGGCAGCCAGCCGGGCAGGCCGGGCCCGACGTGGCAACGCCTTACGGTGTGCTCCAGGGCGTGGCCCGCTTCAACTGGACCGGTAGCGCCTGGGCGGCAACGGGAGCGCCATCGCTCAGCCTCGACTTCATGACGCCCGGCACACTCGACCCGCGCATCACCTTCACCCGCGCCTCGACCGCGACATACGTTGATGCGACAGGAACGATACGGTCGGCGGCATCGAACGCGCCTCGTTGGGATTACGACCCGGTCACGCATGCGTTGCGTGGCCTGCTGATCGAGGAGGCGCGGACCAACCTCGCGCTGTGGAGCACTGATTTCACCAATGCCGCCTGGGCTCTGTTCAACGGCGCGACGAAGGGCGCGGTCATAACGGGGCCGGACGGAACTCTCAGCGCGATGACGCTGAATTTCTCATCGGCCGCCGCCAGCCAGATGTATCAATCCGTTACAGTCCCGAATGGCGCGACATTCTCCGTATACGCTCGGGCGCGGACACTGACCAGTTTCGCGCTGCGTCTATCGAATGACGGAGACTCGCCTGCCTTCACGCTGACGAATGCGTGGCGGCGATTTTCCTTCGTCTCGACGACCGCTCTGAACGCCAACATTTCGATTGAAAGCACTGGGATCGCCGGCTCGATAGATATCGCAATGCCACAACTCGAGGCGGGGTTTGCGACGAGTTACATTCCGACGACGACGGTGTCCGTGACAAGGGCGCAGGATGTTTGCTACATCCCAACGTCCACATGGTATAATCCGACAACGATGTCGATGGCGGCTGAAATCATCCCGCCGACCAACTCCAATGCGACGCTATTCATGGGCGTGAGCGATGGCAACTTCGGCAACTCCTTGTATGCCGTTCCTCAGGCCTCCGTGATTTGCAGTATCACCGGGGGCGCTAATCTGTTCATTGGCACGCCCGTCATCAACGCGGTGAACAAAGCCGCGATCAATTATGGTCCGGGTTTCGCGCGTGGTGTCGTGAACGGTGGGGTCGTCGCCTCGGCGGCGATAACGTCGGGACCTGTTTCAGGTGCGACACGCCTGTCCATCGGCTGCTCCCCGTGGGGTCTGGACAGTCCGTTCAGCGGCTGGATGCGCCGCATCACCTACTGGCCTCGCGTGTTGTCCAACGCCGAGATGCAGTCGGTGACGACGTGAGCGGACGCCCGGGTTATCCATGGAGCGAGGGCGATGCGCTCTACGCCGATGAACTGAACGCGGCCATCGCGAACAGCGTGGCGATCGCGGGCGGGCCGTTCCTGCCGTTGAGCGGCGGCACCGTCACCGGCCCGACCATATGGACCGGAGCCACCAACGCCGACCGGGCTTTTTTGTTCGCGCATCATAATGTCAACAGCGTTGCCGCCCCGGCCGGTCAGATCGCAAGCTGGTATGCCTTCAACGTCGATTACGACAGCGCCGATGCGACGAACGCGTCAGGCGGTGGAGCGCATGCGGCTTATTTTGGAGGCAACATCGCCGCTGGCGCGAAGGGCGGGCGCACGGGATTAACAGTCTTCCAGGTGCAGTCTGGTAATACCACGGTGGCGGACGGTCAGTATTATGTCGCGTTTGGCGCCTTCAATGAGGCTTATCATTCCGCCGGCGGGACGTCGGGTGCTCCGCAAGGCGCGTTGTTCGCTTCCAATGTTGGCGCGACCCTCAAAGCGGGCGCTGGCTACTGGCATACATGCGTTGGCATGGAGATCGACGTGGGCGTCGAGGCCGGGGTCTCGGCGCAGTTCAAAACCGGCCTGGGGATCGTCCAGTTCGCCAATGACGCGGTCCAGGCATCGTTGGATGACGCCGCTTTCCAGATCGCCAATCAATACAACGGCACCGCTCCGGGTTGGAAAACAGGCATTGAGTTCGGTGCGTATACGGGGTGGTGGCCGTTCACATCCGCGTCAACGATTATTGGCACCAGGGCGGCCAATAACCCTGGTGGCCCGGCGATGGCCGCCAACTGGGGCCTTGATCTGTCCGCCGTGACGTTCAGCGGCGGTTTCCTGCGGGGGCCTGGCTTTGTGGTGGATGGCAACGGCCGGGTGACGGTCCATCTCGATAACGCGGCCAATGACGCGGCGGCGGCGACGGCGGGAACCGGGCTCAATCAGTTGTATCGTTCCGGCAACGCCATTCAGGTGAGGCTGACATGAGGCACGTGGTTTATTTCGGTCCCGAAAGCGGCGGGATGACATTGGCGGAGCGTGACGATGCGGCCAGACGACAAGCTACCCGTGATGCTCGAGGCGCGGGCCTGGGAGACGGTGATGCGGGTGCTGAGCGAGGCGCCCTACCGGGTCGTGGCGCCGCTGATCGGCGAGATACAGGCCCAGTGCATGCGCCAACAAGCGGACCCGAACATCAAGGCGGCGACTGAAGCATGATCACGCTCCTCATCTGGCTACTCGTCCTGTGCCTTGTCCTCGGCGTCATTGTCTGGGTGATTCAGATGCTGCCGTTGCCGGCGCCGTTCGGCACCATCGCCATCGCCATCGTGGCGCTCATTTTCATTCTGGTGCTGGTTTCGATGTTGTTGGGCGAGATTCCCCTGCGTCAACTGAACCTCAGATGATGTGGTCGAAGCGGCATCCGGCTGGGTCCGTCAGAACCTTGGTATCACGGCAACGCTCGTGGCCCTCGCCGGCACGATCCTGGGCGGCGTCGCGGCGGCCTCCACATGGCTTGCCTCCGTGCATCATCTCGAGCGGCGCGTCGACGTGCTGCGGGCCGAGGTGAACGCCATGCGGGCGACGATGGACCAGAACCGCGTGCTGGTTGGCGATGTCAGACGCGGTCTGGAGGCGACGGACGCGACGGTCAAGGAAGGCATCGCGCGGCTTGAGGAACGGATCAAGGCGAGAGATGTCACGCGCTAAAGACAGCGACGAGGACATCCTGAAGGAGGCCCGCGAAAGATTTGAACGGTGCGTGGGTTGGGAAAGCGCGTGGCGCGAACGGGCGCTGCTCGATACCAAATTCGCCAACGGCGACAGCCGCAACGGCTGGCAGTGGGACGCCAGTGTCATGTCCGAGCGCGGCAGCCGGCCCAGCCTGACCTATAATCAGGTGCGTCAGCACAACCTGCAGGTGATCAACGACGCGCGGCAGAACAAGGCGCAGATCAAGGTCAGCCCAACCGGCGGCCGCGCGTCCTACGAGGCGGCCCAGGTGTTTTCCGGTATCATTCGCCGTATCGAGTATGTATCCAAGGCGATCGATGCCTATAGCACCGCTGTTTATCATCAGGTCGAGAGCGGCATCGGCTACGTGCGGGTGAAAACCGACTACGTCGACGAGAACAGTTTCGACCTCGATCTGTTCATCGAGCGGGTGCCGGACCCTCGATCGGTCTACATGGACCCCGACGCGCGGCAATACGATAAGTCGGACGCTACCTTCGCCTTTGTGTTCGAGGACATCCCGCGCGATCGTTACGAGGAGGAATATGGGAAGGAGGACAACGTCGCACCGGCAACGCTGGAGCACAGCGATGGGTGGAACGATAAGGATCACGTCAGGATCGCCGAATATTGGCGTCGCGATAGCGATAGCGACACCATTCATCAATTGCGTGATGGCACCATCGTCAGAGACAGCGAGATCCCTGGTGAGTTGCGTGACCGGGTGACCCCGTTGATCATTAAAACCCGTGCCGTCGAGACGCCGACAATCGAGTGGTTCAAACTCTCCGGCGACAAGATCGTCGATCGTGAGCAGTGGCTGGGTAAATACATCCCGATCGTGCCGTTCATTGGTGAGGAAACCGTCATCGAGAACCAACTCGACCGCAAGGGCCACACCCGCGCCCAGATCGACGCCCAGCGGATTTACAACTACTGGGCCAGTGCCGCCGTCGAACAGGTCGCGTTGCAGACCAAGACGCCGTATCTGGCCCGCGCCGACGCGGTCGAGGGCCGGACGGAGCAGTGGGCGACGGCGAACGTTAAGAACTGGTCGGTGCTGGTTTATAACGGTATCGACGAGGCGGGCAATCCGATCCCGCCGCCGACCCGTGTTGAACCCCCAACGATGGCGCAGGCCTATATCCAGGGCATGACCATCGCGCGGCAGGATCTGATGTCGGTGACGGGACAATATCAGGCCGAGCTGGGCATGCCGAGCAACGAGCGCAGTGGTGTCGCGATTCAGCAACGCCAGCGCCAGGGCGACACGGCGACGTACCACTATATCGACAATCAGGCCAAGGGCATTCGTCAGATCGGACGCATTTTAATCGATTTGATCCCGAAAATATACGATGTGCGCCGCGTGGTGATGACATTGGCCGAGGACGGCACCGAGAACAAGGTCATGGTGGCGCCCGACGCGCCCGAGGCCCATCAGTATATTGGCCAGCACCCTCAGACCGGCCAGCCGGGGCCGGTTTCACCCGCTGATGCCCAGGCGCAGCAGGAAGATCCGAACCGGCCCGACCCGGCGATCATCTTCAACCCGAATGTCGGGACTTACGACGTCGAGGCGGATGTCGGCCCGGCTTATGGGACGCAGCGCCAGGAGGCCGCGAACGCGTTCTCTCAGATCATGCAGCAAAACCCGGCCGCGTTTCAGATCGTCGGTGATTACTGGGCCGCCAACAGTGATTTTCCCGGCGCGGATGAGCTGGCCGACCGTCTGAAACGCGGCCTGCCGCCACAATACAAGGCCGGCCCCGACCCTCAGGTCCAGGCGGTCACCCAGCAGGCTCAACAGATGCAGCAGCAGGCGCAAGGGATGCTTCAGAAGGCTGACGCCGAGATCGCATCGCTAAAAGCCCAGTTGGTGCATGCCCAGGAGCAGGCCAAGGACAAGAGCGCGGAGATTGAGATCAAGGACTATCAGGCGGAGACGGATCGATTGAAGGCGGTCGGTCAGATCGACCCGCTCAGTCTCCAGGTGATCGTGCGTCAGATGGTGTCCGACATGCTTCAGACCGAGATCCACCCGGTCCTCCAGCGGCACGCGGCGGACGAGAGCGAGCTACAGGCCACGCTGGCGCCGCCCGTGCCGGTGAACGGGAGCAGCGGTCAGGCGCCGTCAGGACCAGCTCCAGGGGGCGGCGCGTGACACGACGATGGGATGACCCGGCGCTCGAGGCCGCGCTTCAGAAGTGCCGGGATACCTGTTCTGGCCGCCTGCCGGATCACGAACCCGAATATCTGTTGGCCAGGTATGAATATCACAGGTTGTTGGTAGCGGCTGGGGTGTTGGATCGTCGGTTGGCGGAGCCGGACCCAAGGCGGTCGAGAGGCCCAGGTGGCCCGTAACCCGCTCCAGACCGGCGATGACGGCAACGCGCTGTCCCTGGCGCCGTGGCAGGTCGGCGATCCGACTGACCCGATGGCCGTGGCGGGCGCTCAGACCGGCGCCGATCCATTGACTCAGTGATTGGCGGCGATGCGGGCGAAGAACGAGGCGCGCAGGTTCCTGCCTGGAACGGCCGAGGGAGACATGCCGCCGATGAGCGAGATGCAGGCATATATTCATAAGAACTGGCCCGCGACACCGATACCAAACAACAATGTCGGGGCGGCGATTGTTGGTCAACCGATACCGAACAACAATACAGGGCTTATGGCTGGCGCGAGTGAAACAACAGAATACCAGGACAGGCACGCGTCTCCGATGATGCGATGGTTGCAGCGCATGGGCTGGTCCCGACCGGGCGTGGATATATGACCGGCACCGAACTACTCACCGAGCTGGTCGACGAGCGCACCCGGCTGCTGGCCGAGAACGAACGGCTGCGCGGCCGCGTGCTCGACCTGGAGGCCAAGGTCGCCATCTTGTGCGGCTCGCTGGCGAGGCGGGCCGTCATGCCGGAGGACGAGCAGCCCGCCGTCATCCACCACGACGTTGAACCCAACGCGCCAAGGTAACACCGAGTAATCCCAATGAGCGAAACAACCGACGACATTGAATCCCTTGTGCGAAACTATGTCCACAACGCGCATGAGAGTGGCGTCAGCATCTATCCCTACATTCCCGAACAGGTGGCGGATGAAATGGATGCGTGCCCATTTTGCGGCGCTGAACCGAGCAATTTCTGGGACTTGAACGAGGGGAAAGAAGACGAAGCCAGTTGGGTCGTCACCTGCGGCCACTGTGGCGCTCAGGGGCCACCCGCGTCCACGTTTTCTGAAGCTGTCGCCGTTTGGAACAAACGATCATGAGCGAAACAAACACCGACCCGGTCATTCCCGATCCCGGAGGCGCGCCGCGACCCGCCGTTCCCGATCCCCGGCCGCGAACTGTTCCTGGTGAGGATTTCTCTTTCGATATCCCCGACTTTTTCCCGCCGGGTGGCCGCTTCGTGATCATTCCTGGCGGCGGCAATGATGAGTAACTTCCTATGAGCGAAACAACCACTGACGCCGACGGCGTCACCACCACCAGCCAGCCGCCACCGTCCGAGGCGCCGCCAGAGTCCACGCCAGCGCCCGCCACCACGGCCGCCGAGGCCACGGAGCAGACCGAGGAAGAGGGGCAACGCCCCGATCGCGACACCGAGGGCCGCCGCGTCGCCCAGGTCCGCGCCCGGCTGGCGGCGGCCGAACGTGAGCGGGACGCACTGCGCGCCGAGGCGGAGTTCTATCGGCAACGCGCGCAGCCGGTGGCACCGGAGGACGAGACGCCGGAGCAACGCTACCAGCGGGAGCGCGGCGCCATGCGCCAGGAGGTCGAGGCGCAGATCCGCACCGAGACATTCCACCAGCAGGGCGCCACGCAATACGGCGACTGGAAACAGCGGTGTGATGACCTCGTGGCGATGGGCGTCGATGCCGGGTTCGCGCAACTCCTGGTCGAAATGCCGGGTGGCGAAGGGGTCAGGGTGGCCGCCGCGCTGGCCGCCGATCCCGACGCGGTCGAGCGGATCGCGAACCTCCGCTCCGAGCGGGCGCGGGCGGTGGCTCTGGGTAAGTATGCCGCCACCATCGAGGACACGACACATGATCGACCCCGGCCGAACGGCGTCAATGGGGCCGCCGCCGCGCCAGCGGTGACCAGGGCGCCGGCTCCGGTGCGGCCGGTGACGGGTCGCGCATCGCCGCAGTTCAACGAATACACGGCGACGGCGCAGCAGTTGGCCGATTTCTATATGCGCCAGACGCTGGAAAAGCAGACACGGCGCTAATCCAGTGCGGCCCGTCTCCTCGCATGATAGGCCCGCATCTTCTCAGCCTGTCGGGCCTTGGCCTCCGGGTCTTTCCAGCGTGATTCCTGACGGGCTTTTAGTTTGGCGTTGCGTTTCGGGTCAGCCCAAACCTCTTTCATCTTCTCCGCGCCGGCCGAGATTTGTTCAGGCGATCGAACGGATGGCATGCCTTTGTAGAAGCCGTTGCCAGAAAGTATTCCGGCCAACATGGGTTTGCGGAGTTCAGGATCAGCCCATCGGCGCAGGCTGTGCTGGCGCATGTTTTCACGTTGCTCCGGTGTCTTTCCCCTGGCGCGATTTTGCTTCGCTAACTGCGCGCGGATTGGCTCCGGAAGCACGAATTTCTGGTTCACTGGATCGGCTTTGACTTCGTTATACGAACCAATCTCATTGATCCATTCTAATTCCGCCCGTTTCGCGGAAGCGTGGGGAACGTCGGTAAGAACAGCCAGAACGGTGAACGTGAAGGCAGCTTCACCATCTTTGTCCCATGCGGCCTGGAGGCGTGGGCTGGAGTGCTGACTGAGCGTCAATTGTCGTTTGTGCTCCGTCCAGCGGACTTCGATACGGGCCGAGCAGCCGACATAGGCTTCTTCGCGTTGACGATGGATGATCGCATAGACATAATATGTGTTCATCTAATAGCTAATATCAATGGTTAGCGGTTCCGTCAATACCGCGTGACGTGCCGAAGCCCACAGCGGGTGGGTCAATATACCGCGTGAAGTGCCGGCCCTCTGTATGCGTGGCTTTTCTAACTTGCAGCAGTGGTTTCCGTTGGTCCCAATAACCCCTGTGGGTGCGGGGCCTTTGGTTTCCCCAGGCGCGAAGCGCCCAGCAGGTTAGTCAAACTAATGCCAGCCACTAACACTTTGTTAACAATAAACATGATCACCGCGAAAGCCCTCGCGATCCTTCACCAGAAGTGCAACATAATCGGATCGGTGAACCGTCAATACGATGACAGCTTCGCGAACAGCGGCGCCAAGATCGGCTCCACCCTCCGCATCCGCCTGCCAGTGCAATACACCGTAAGCACGACGCCCGCGTTGTCGTTGCAAAATACGGTGGAAACTCAGGTCAGCCTGCCGATCACCAATCAGTATCATGTCGACTTCTCGTTCTCGTCCGCTGAACTCACGCTGTCCATCGATGATTTCAGTGCCCGTTATATCGAGCCCGCCATCGCGGTTCTCGCCGCCCAGATCGAGGCCACGTTTGTCGGTATGATGTGGCCGACGGTGTGGAATCAGGTCGGCACGCCAGGGGTCGCGCAATCGTTCAAGAACGTCCTCGTCGCCCGCAAGATGCTGCTCGATAACCTGACGCCGCAAAGTAAACAGTGGCAGCTTCGCATCAACACGCAGGACAACGTGGATCTGGTGGACAGCCTCAAGGGCCTGTTTCAACAGAGCACGCAAATTGCCCGGCAATACACCGATGGCGTCATGGGCCTCGCGGGCGGCTTCGAGTGGGCTGAGAACACCCATCTGACCACGCAAACGCGCGGTGCCGAGAACGCGGCTTACACGACGGCGATCGTGCTTAACCAGAACACCGGCGCCACCCTCGCCGTGATCACCGGAGCCGGCGCGGGCAACGCGGGCGACGTGTTCACCATCGCCGGCGTCTACCGCGTGCACCCCGAAACCAAAGCAAACTCGGGTGTGCTCCAGCAGTTCGTTCTGACCGGCGCTTACGCGGGCGGCGGCGGCAACATGGCCATCGCGCCGGCCATCAATGCCGTGGTCGGCAGCCCGCAGCAGAACGTCGCCATTCCCGTGGCGAACGCGACGGCGGGGTTGACGTTCATGGGGACGGCGAGCGCGGCGACGGGGTTGAGCCTCGCATATAGTCCGGACGCTTTTACATTTGCCACTGCAGATCTTGTCATGCCCGGCGGTGTGGACATGGCTTCGCGTGTCGTAAAAGATGGAATTAGTATGAGAGCGGTACGCCAGTATAGTATTTCAGACGATACCATGCCGATCCGCATAGATGTACTTTGGGGAGCAGTTGCATTGCGGCCCCAGTTGGCAGTTCGGTTAGCAGCCAATTAGAGCATGATGTTTGCTGTTTGCTACGAGAGTAGTTATCATACCCCCGCCTTGAACAGGAGGGGGCTTGATATGATTTGCACGATCGATGGATGCGTTGGAACAGCGCGAGGGCGCGGCTATTGCTCGCCGCACTACACGCAGTGGCGCCGGCATGGTGATCCGCTTCATAAGGAGCGGCTCTATCATAAGGGAATGCCGGCGGAAGAGCGGTTCAAAGCCTTTGTCCAGAAAGGATCTGGGCCGAAAGCTTGCTGGGAGTGGATAGGAGGAAAAATCTCCACTGGCTACGGGATGTTTCATCCCACGCCCAAACAATCGATACTCGCGCACCGCTATGCCTATGAACAACAGCGCGGACCAATACCGACAGGCCAGTTCTGCTTACATCATTGCGACAACAGATCGTGTGTCAATCCCAGACACCTGTTCTGCGGCACCCAGCAGGCGAACGTCGATGACATGATCAATAAAGGCCGTGATCATAAACGAGGCATGGCTGGAGCCGAAAACCATCGCGCGAAAATCACCGAGGCAATCGTGCGAGAAATCCGCACGTCTCCGACTACTGCCAAAGTCCTCGCGAAACGGCATGGCGTATCTGTGTCTCAGATTAACATCATCAGGCAACGCCGTGCCTGGAAACACATCGAGTAAGGAGAGCCACCATGGCATACGATCGCGGCCCGCAACTGTTTGATCCGACCGGGATCGCCAGTTTCCAGAACAACATCACGGCGACGGCGGGAGGGACGCGGGCCGCCGCGCGCCCTCTCGTCGCCGCGTTCAACCGGATCAGTGTCTGCGCCACCGCCGCCGATAGCGTCTCCCTTCCGCCCGCCACCGGCGGTCAGGAGGTGACGGTGATCAACAGCGGCGCGGCGGCCGCCCAGGTGTTCGCGGCGCCTGGCACGAATGACCTAATCAATAACGTGGCGGCGGCCACCGGCATCTCACTCGCGGCGGCCGGTAAGGCGCAATTCGTTTCGCCGGACGTCGGCCTGTGGTTCTCCATCCTGTCGGCATGATCCAATGACCATCGCCAACGACATCATCTTCCTGGCGTTACGCAACGGATCGATTAATGGCATCGGGCAAACCCCGATGCCTGATGATGTCAACGACAGCTTCAAGATCCTTAACGCCTGGATAAATGAGATCAATCTGGAGCGCACGGTCAAGGTGAACCGGGTCACCTTGCCGGTGTTCCCTGATCTCACCACCGATGTTCCATTCTGGAATAATTACGAGCACGTTCTTTTGACGAGCATGGCGGTGCGGCTGCGGCAGGTCTACTCATTGCCGCCTGTCCAACTCGACGTGCAACTGGCCGTCTCCGCGCTGACCGCGTTCAACGCGATAAACTTGCAGCAAATCGCCGCGCCGTCCGTCTCGCACGACGACGGCACTGGCTACGGCATCATCTTCCTCGCCCTGCGCCTCGCCGGCCGGGTCAAGGACGACCAGGGGGTCCAGCAGACCTCGCAGGACGTGACCGATAGCTGGTCGATCCTCAACGAGATGATGAACGAGTGGCAGCGGGAGCGCGCCGTCAAGGTGATCCCCGGCGTCTTCGCGTCCATCGTCAATTTGGCTGATCCGCTGGTCGTCACTGATGGCGAACGCAGCGCCATGGTGCTGAACCTGGGCGTGCGGCTACGCGACTGGTTTGGCGCCGAGCCTTCGAAACCGCTGAACGACCGGGCGGAGAAGGCGCTGGCGTTGCTGCAGGCGATCAACCTCCAGCAGAACCCGGCGCTCTCGATCGCGGCGGATGACGGCACCGGTTACGGGTTGATCTTCCTGGCG